CCATTAGATCATTATATAAAAGAAAATTTAAAAGTTGATTTTTATATAGCATGGGCGGATGACATGATAATTTTTGGCCCTAATAAAAAGAATCTACATAATATAAAAGATAATATTTCTAATTTTCTTTCTACCATAGGTCTAAAGCTCAAAAATAATTGGCAAATATTTAGATTTTCGTCTATAAGAAATATGCCAAATGGTTCGCGTAAAGATGCATATCGGGATTTGGATTTTATGGGCTATAGATTTTTTAGAAATAGAACAGTGCTACGTAAAGCTATATTATATAGAGCTTGTGGCAAAGCTAAAAGAATTTCTCGAAAACAATGGCCTACTATATATGATGCACGGCGAATGATGTCTTATTATGGATATTTTATTCACACGGCTACGAAAAAATGTTTTAATGAACGAGTGAAACCATTTGTTAACATTAAATATTTACGTAATAAAATTTCAAGAAAAGACAAAGAAAGCGCTCTTAATAAATATTATAAACTTGTATCTACTTATAAACATGTGAGGTGTTTTGCATGATAGACCTTGTATTTAAAAAGGCGGTTTCAGACACATATCCGCTTGACGTGGATTTACAAGAAACGACTGCCTATTTTCACAAGAATGTAGAAACAAAAACCGAAAGTTACGATATGGATGACGGAATTGACTCTACACATACATACTATGAGTATGATGAGGCTACCATTTCATTATCGGATTATTACGCGAATAAATCACAATTTGAAAATTATCCAAATTAAAAATCTATAACCACTTCAAGATATAACCGTTTATCCCTCCACAAGTTAACAGCTCGAAAGACTTCTGTATTTGATTGATAGGATGCGTGATTTTGCTCCTTTACAACGCCACTCAGCCAAAACGGTCTTTCGAGCTGTTAACTTGTGGAGGGATTTTTTTATATCTTCTTTCGTGGTACGCAGGCGGACTTAAAACTCCAACAATGCCTCCTGCTCTTGGCTTGCTTCGATCCGACCTATTGCGGTGCGGCCGGCTCGTATTGGTATTTCCATGATTGTCCTCCAAAACTGATTATAGATTTACTAAAAGTCGCTGCGTACTACGAAAGAAGGTATAAGATGACAAAAGGAAGCGTGAATGAAAATGAAAACTCAAAAACAACAGGTGCCAAGTTCTCCAATGCCTGTTGCGGCTCCAGCAATGACGCCGGAAGCAAGAGAAAACCAACTTATAAACCTGGCTATCGATTGCGTAGAACAGCGAATGCGAGATGGAACCGCTACGGCACAAGAGCTATGTTATTACCTCAAACTCGGTTCCCAACGAGAAAGACTCGAAAAACAAATCTTAGAAGAACAGGCTAAGCTATATAAAGCTAAAGCAGAAGCTCTTGCGTCGGCGAAGAGGACTGAAGAACTCTACAATGACGCAATTCTGGCGATGCGGAAGTATAGTGGTCATCTCCTTGATGATGAAGAGCAGAACCTATACTGAACTTATAAGACTTTCGAGTTGGGAAGACAGATTTAATTATGCAAAGTTATACGGCGTAGTTGCTGGAGAGACTTTCGGTGCTAACCGCTATCTTAATCAGAGGTTCTACCAATCGAAAGAATGGAGACAGCTGAAGACTAAAATAATACTCCGAGACAACGGCTGTGACTTGGGTTTTCCGGGTTATGAGATTCAAGGTAAGATAATCGTGCATCACCTCGAACCGGTGACAGTAGATGACCTTACGATGAACGATCTTCCAAACTTTCTACTCGACCCGGAAAACCTTATTTGTGTTAGTTATGAGACCCATAACGCAATTCATTATGGGAGCAATGATTATATAAAATCAAGAGAATTTGTTGAACGCAAACCTTATGACACATGCCCATGGAGGTAAGAATTATGGATGAGAGTATACTGGACACCATCAAAAAACTTCTGGGCATTGCCGCAGAGGAAACAGCATTTGACACTGATATTATTGCGCTAATTAACAACGCGCTTTTAGCAGTGCAGCAACTCGGAGTTGGGCCGTCGAACGGTCTTGCAATCACGTCGGCTGCTGAGACGTGGAACGACCTTTTGAGCGATGATACATTACTCGGAGCTGTGCAGATGTATATTTACGCGAAAGTGAGAATTATATTTGACCCGCCGTCTTCGAGCATGATGTCTGCTTTGCAGGAATCCATGCGCGAGACAGAGTGGCGATTAAATGTTCAAGTAGATCCCGGGGAGTGATGATAACCAAATGTCACTTTCAAACACCGCCGTTCCCAAATATTATGGGATATTTCGCGACCAAGTACTCAGAGGCGAAATACCGATTTGCCGAGAGATTGCTATGGAGATGAGTCGTATTGATGAACTTATCGCGAATCGCGGAATTTATTATGATGAGGCTGTCGTAGAAGGGTTCATATCGTATTGTGAAAACGAGATGACTTTAACGGATGGCAGCGATGTGAAAATGCTCGATACGTTTAAGCTTTGGGGTGAAGAGATATTTGGCTGGTATTACTTTACGGACATGACGGTATGGCAGCCTTATGATACGGCTCCGAGCGGTCGATACGTAACGAAGCGCATTAAGAAAAGATTAATCAATAAGATGTATTTGATCATACCAAGATCAAACGCAAAAAGTATATTCATGAGCTTTGTCCAGAGTTATTGCCAAAATATTGATACGTCAACGACTTATCAAATCACCACCGCCCCGACAATGAAACAGGCCGATGAGGTTATGTCACCTATCCGCACTGCTATAACTAGGGCTCGTGGTCCACTAATGAAGTTTTTGACTGAAGGTAGCATAAATTCAAGTCACAATGCAGCGAACAGACCAAAGCTCTATAGCTCTAAAAAGGGTATTCAAAACGACTTGACTGGTTCGCTCATAGAGGTTCGCCCGATGACTATCGATAAGCTTCAGGGTATGAGATGCAAGGTGGCGACCGTTGACGAATGGCTTTCTGGCGATATTCGAGAGGATGTCGTTGGTGCTATTGAACAGGGCGCGGCTAAGGTCGACGATTATCTGATACTAGCGGTGAGCTCGGAGGGTACTGTACGAAACGGCCCTGGCGACACTATTAAGATGGAGCTTGAAGATATTTTAAGAGGTAAGTATTTAAATCCTCATGTGAGTATTTGGTACTACAAGCTTGATTCGCTTGATGAGGTGAATAAACCTGAGATGTGGATCAAGGCGAATCCGAACATAGGAAAGACTGTGAGCTATGATACCATTCAACTTGACGTCGAAAGAGCTGAGAAAGCGCCGGCTAATAGGAATGATATTCTGGCTAAAAGGTTTAACTGGCCTATGGAGGGGTATACTTACTACTTCAGTTATGAAGAGACCCTGTGCCATCCAAGAAGACAATTCTGGAACATGGAGTGTTCGCTTGGTATTGACCTTTCTCAGGGCGATGACTTCTGTGCGTTTACGTTTTTGTTTCCCATGGCCGGTGATATGTTCGGCGTTAAGACTCGAAATTATATTTCCATTACAAAGCTGAATAAACTCCCGCCAGCCATGCGAGCAAAATACGATGAGTTTATCGGAGAAGGCAGTGTAATCGTTCAAGATAAGACGGTACTCGATATGATGGAAGTCTATGATGATCTCGATAGACATATTGACGACTGTAAATACGATATACGTAGTGTTGGCTATGACCCGTATAACGCGCAAGGGTTTATCGATCGCTGGACTGCAGAGAATGGGCCATTTGGCGTTGTGATGGTCAGGCAAGGTTATAAGACCGAGACGATTCCTCTTGGCGAACTTAAAATTTACTCAGAGCAAAGGAAACTGATATTTGACGAGAGTGTTATGCAATTTGCTATGGGTAATTGTATTGTTCAAGAGGATTCAAACGGTAACAGGAAACTTATGAAACGACGTTACGAAGAGAAGATTGACCCGGTATCGGCTCTGATGGATGCGTATGTGTCTTATGGATTAAATCGGGAAGCGTTTGGGTGATTAATATGTCAAATGATGAAATAGTAAAAGGATTCTTTGAGATATTAATCGTCGAAACCAAATTATGTGATAGAAAAATACAGCTTTATGAAGAGATTCGCAATCGTTTTGAGTATGATGGATGTCTTGATACTGTGTTGATTGCACTCTATAATGAGCAGAAACGTTTGAATGCATTTAAAACGATGTGTGAGTTATTTCTTAGCGGAGAAAACGTCGATGTAGCCAAGGAAGCCATCATTGGAAGTGAGGCGTTTAAGGTCTATATCGAAGAAAGTGTGAGGTAAGGATTATGTTTATTGCAAAAAAAAAAAACGATTATATAGCGCATGTGGCTAAAGGTGACCAAGCCGAAACTCATAAATACATTGCACGAATCGCAACTGGCAAAAAAGATGCTAACGGATACAACGTTTATAGATATTTTTATGATGCCGACGAGTGGAACGAATGGAAACGCGGTGTCGACTCAGAAGAGCGAACTTATATTGCCAGAGATTTTGAAAAAGAGAAGAGTAAAGCAACCGAAAAATATAAGAAAACGATGGACGACATAGAATCTAGTCAGAGACCTAAGAGTGTTAAAAGTTCAGCTCGAAAGAAAGCTACAACTGATTATAATAAAACACTTAGAAGTATAGAAAATGCTTGTACCAAAACTTTAAATGAACTTAGTTCTGCGTCGACGCGTTTAATTAAATATACAAAACAAGCGGAAGTTGAAGACGCTGAAACCAAACGTAAGAAGGCTACCAAACTTATTTCTAAATATTCTAAAAATAAAATCAAAGTGTAAATCTTATAAACACAGTAACCATAATTTTTGAGAGAGAGAGAGAGAGAGTACTATGAACAATGATTATATTTCTCACTATGGTATAATCGGCCAAAAGTGGGGCGTACTGCGCTATCAAAACAAAGACGGTACACTAACGGAGGCCGGTAAAAAGAGATATGCGAAAGGCGCGTATCTCGGAAACAAAGGTGTAGGACTTTTGAATATTACGGGTAATACCGCTCGCCAAGGTGCCTACGCCGATTATCGCGTAAAGCAGAGAGGTGCTTTACAGGCGATTACCGATGAAAAGAACGAACTCAAAAAGAATAAGATTATTCGAGGTGCTACAACCGCTGCTATTGCTACTGGTGCAGTATTTGCATTGGGCGCCGGTAGCACGTCTATCGCCGCAGCAGCTGGAGCGGCCGCAGTCGGCAAACATTTCGTTAATAAGTACCTTAACGCTAAAGATACGAAAAATATGAATACTGATATTGAATCGCTTAAATTGGCAGCTCAGACTTATGGTGTTAAGAGAGATAAAGATTAACTTCGGAGTAAGGTAAGTTCTATTAAGGAGGTGAACTATGTAAATGCAAAATGAGTATATAGCTCATCATGGAACAAAAGGTCAGAAGTGGGGTAGGCGGCTTTATCAGAACGCTGACGGTAGTCTTACACCTCTAGGCCGGCTGAGATATGGCAGCGGAGATGGTAGGACAAAAAGCGGTAATTCTACGGCTACAAAAAGTCAAAATGGTTCTACAAAACCTACGCAGTCTACTTCTACAACCACTACTAGTGAAAAACAAAATTACTCATCCAAGGCAAGAGCTAAGAATATTGATGAGATGTCAGATACCGAGCTGCAATCGTACATTAACCGAATCCGGCTCGAACAGAGCTACAACCAGTTAACAAGTACGCCTCCACAGCAAAAGAAAGTTAACAAAGGCGTAGAGTTTGTTAAAGAGGTTGCCTATAATGCGGGTAAACAAGTTGCGACGGATATGGTAAAACAGGGGCTTACTTACGTAACAGCAAATACTCTTAATAAGACTCTATTTGACGGTAAGAAGGTATTTGACAATAAGTACAAAGAGCCACAAGATAAAAAGAAAGATTAACATATTACTCTCGGGGGGGGGTAACTTCTAATGACTTATTATATTTCTCATTCTGGAGAACAGCGTGCCAATCATAAATACTATGCGCGTGTACAAGTTGGTGTAACTAGTAATGGCACTCCGAGTTATAGATATTTCTATAACGCTAATGCTTATAAATCGTACATGATGAATAAAGGCACATCCAAAGGAGAGAAAGAAGCAGATGCGGCTAATTTAAAGAAAAGCAAAGAAAAATACGCCGCTGAACAGAAAGCTCAGAAACAATTTAAAGAACAAGTTACTGACAAAAAGCTTTCTAGTCAAATTAAGAATGCGGTTGAAAAAACAGGTATTGGAAAAACTGTAAAAAGTGCTACTGAATCTGCTTCTAAAATGGCGTCTTCCGCTAAAAAGAAGGCTCGGGCTCAAGCTTACAGAGCATCTAATGCGCTCAAGCGTTCTGTGAATAAAGTTTCGAAGTCGACAGCTAATAAGGGAAAGAATTTTGCTAATAAATATTTGTCTAAAACCACAACGACGACTATAGATACTGGTTATTCGAAATATACGAAAACTCATACTACAAACAAATTGACTGGTTATGATGTCACATCGAAAAAGACGGAAAAACGCGATAGAACATTTCTTAAAATAAAATAAGTCCTTATACAAATGGTGATTTCATATGTCTACAAGATCACATAAATACATTGCTAAGATTCCGGTTGGAACATACGTTGGCGGTACAACGAAATACCGTTACTTCTACTCTATGGATGAGTATACGGCTTATAAAAACAAGGGCAAAAGCGAATATGTACAAGTTGGAAATCGTGGCTTATTTAAAGCTGATCTGCTTGGTAACGAGGATTCGGCTGAGGATTTTCGTCTCGCTGGTGTGAGTGAAAAGAATAATCCTTATGTTTACAAGACAACAAAGTCGAAACTCAAGCTTGATGAGCCTTTGAAATCGCCAAGAGATCAGCTTAACGATGCAATAGAATCTGGTAAAGAATACGTCGCTGCATCGACTTCTATGCTGCATACTCCGCTTATCAGTTTATTTAAGAAAAAGAAATAATGTAAGAAGGGGTTTTGATATGTATTTCTATAATTCAAAAAAAAAAAAACGATTATATAATTCATTATACGGACAGTGCGAACCGATATAAAAAGTATAAATATATAGCTAAAATTGATTTGGGCAATGGCGTTTATAGATATTTTTATGATCAAGATGAGTGGGATGCTTATAAAAAGCGTGCTCAAAAACAAGCCGACAAAGAATATAATAAGGCCGTCTATGAGTATGAACGCACGCTTAGACAATATAACGGTAATACGTCAACCGATAAGTATAACAGATCACATGCTTGGGATGATAAATACGACGCGATGAAAGCCCGAGAAGCTAAATATCTTGCTTTGGAAAAAGCTACAAAACAAGAATACTCAAAGTTGGATACGATTGCTAATACGGTACGTGATGGTGCTGAGTTTGTTTCAAATAACCTAAATTCAACGATAAAGACAGTTGGAAATACTGTTAAACGTAAATTTAAAAAATAACTTCCTTATGACAAAATTCACATAGAAAAGGAGGAGATCGCCTCAAAATGGCTATAGTCGATAGACTGAAGAACGCTTGGAACGCGTTCCGAAACCGAGACCCTACTCTGGATTACAGTCCGGATGTGGGGTCTGCTTATTATTATCGCCCAGACAGAGTTCGAATGAAATATGGCACGGATCGTACCATCATAGCTGCAATATTTAACCGTATTGCTTTGGATGTGAGTGCAACGACCATAATCCATGCAAGACTCGACGATAAAGGGCGAATGATGGAGGAAATAAAAGACGGCTTGGACGAATGTTTGACGCTTAGTGCGAATAAGGATCAGACCGGCCGAGCTTTTATGCAGGACCTCGTGCTTTCGATGTTCGATGAGGGCGTTGTGGCAGTACTTCCGATAGATACGAATAACGGCGGACCGTTTGTTACCGACGGTTATGACATATTGTCAATGCGCGTCGGTAAAATTATGCAATGGTACCCGGATTACGTGGATGTGGAAGCATATAATGACCGAACCGGACAAAGAGAAACGATGCGATGGCCGAAGCGAGCGGTGGCTTTAATTGAAAATCCGTTTTATGCGGTTATGAATGAGCCAAATAGTACTTTGCGGCGGCTTAGCTATAAGATGGGTTTGCTCGACTCAATTGACGAACAAAGCTCATCCGGTAAGCTCGA